CTCAAGACAGACAAAATATAACGATTGCTGCTCCAGCCTTTAGGGGTCTTAATACACAGGACTCTCCTATTACGCTGGATGCTTCCTATGCGTCAATTGCTGATAATTGTATTATTGACCAGTTTGGACGTATAGGCTCTCGTAAAGGATTTACGGCTGTAACTACAAGCACAACACCCATAGACGGTAGTAACGGGCTTGAGGTTATCAAGGAGTACATTAATCCCACTGGTAACAATGTTATTATCTCAGCGGGTAACAACAAGATATTTACTGGTACTACCAGTCTTACTGACGCTACTCCTTCGTCTTACACAATTGCAGCGAACAACTGGAAGATGGTAAACTTTAATGACCATCTGTTTATGTTTCAAAGAGGGTACGAGCCTTTGATGTACTCTGCTCACGCAGGTGTTGTAGAAAAGATGTCTTCTCATACTCATGCTACAGGTACTCCACCACAAGCTAATGAAGTGTTAGCAGCCTTTGGTAGACTCTGGGTTGCAGACTTTTCCGCTGACAAGTCCACTATCTATTGGTCTGACTTGCTGGACGGCTCTGCATGGTCTGGAGGCTCTTCAGGCTCCATTGACATCAGCAAAGTATGGCCCAATGGTTTAGATGAGATTGTAGCTTTAGCGGCACACAATAACTTTTTAATTATATTTGGTAAAAACTCCATTGTTGTCTATCAAGGGGCCACAGACCCTACTACAATGTCCTTAACGGACACTATAGCCAATGTTGGTTGTATTGACAGAGATACTGTGCAACCCACTGGAACTGATTTAGTGTTTATGTCCAATGAAGGCTTACGGAGCTTTGGTAGGACTATACAGGAAAAGTCAATGCCCGTTAGGGACATCAGTAAGAATGTTCGGAATGATTTACTGTACATTAACGCACAGCAGGTCAACAGCCCCCTACGGTCTATCTATAGCCCTGAGGAAGCTTTTTACTTACTGTCTTTTTCCGACTCAAAGTACGTTTATTGCTTTGATATGAGGACTCCTTTGGAGGATGGTTCCCATAGGGTTACTACATGGTCAGACACAACTCTGAGGGGCTTAGAAAGGCTACAGGACGGTACTCTGTACGTAGGTAACACTAACGGTATTGCTACTTACAGTAACTATCAGGATTACGGACAGCCTTATGATATGTCTTACTTTAGCAACCCGCTGTCCTTTGGGGACACATCAAGGCTAAAGATCTTAAAAGAAATCATTATAACATTTATGGGAGGTCAGGGAGCACAGGCAGTTATTAACTGGGGATATGACTATACTCAGTCGTACACTAAGCAGATTGTAACTATTGATTCCGGTAGTCAAACAGCTTATTACAACGAAAGTGAATATAATGTGTCTTCTTCAGAATACAGCCCATCCATTATTGTGGACAGACCAAAAACTAAAACATCGGGTTCAGGGACGGTAGTAACTATAGGTATGGATGCTACTATAAATCAAAACGCATTATCTTTGCAGGAAGTTAATATTCAAGCTTTAATAGGTAGGATGATCTAATGAGCAATTATACAAAGACTACAAACTTTACAGCCAAAGATACTCTTCCTACGGGCAACCCTGCGAAGATTATCAAAGGGGCTGACTTTGACACTGAGTTTGATGCACTTGTTACGGCAGTGGCATCAAAGGCAGACACAGCTAACCCAACTTTTACAGGCACAGTTACAATACCAACACTAACTGTTAGTGGTACGTTGACTGCTGGATTAATTACTGGAGGTACTTACTAATGGCTCTTATAGATGATTTATTGGGCTTAGGGTTTGACATAAGCCAGTATAAAAACCTCTCCGATGAGCTTAAAGCTTTTGGGTCAACTGCTGAAACTGGGATGGCAGGTATAGGTCAAACCGCTGCCACTGAAATGGCGTTTAAACCTTTTACGGTAACTTCCGGAACAGGCACAGCAACAACTACTGCTGAAGGTGGTACTGCCTTAGGTTTATCCCCAGAGCAGCAAGCTTTAGCCACAGGTTTAGAGACAGGGGCTGCGGGTCTACTACCTCAAGCTACTACTAGAACTGGGACTTATGACCCCTTTGGTACTTCAGCTTTAACGGGGGCAACCACAGCTTTAGCGGGGGCGGGACAACAAGACTTACCTATGGCTCTGCAAAGGGCAGGAGTAGGTACGTTATTTAGTCAACAACTGGCTGGTATGGGTGCTCCTACAGGGCTTGAGGGTCTTACTCAGCAAGCTTTGACTGGTGGTCAGCAAAGGATTGCAGGGGCTGGGCCTTCTTCAGAACTTAATCAATTAGCTCAGTTATTTGGTGGTGATGTTTCCGGTATGCTGGGAGCACAGCCTTCACAGCAAATAGGACAATTAGGGTCAAGAGCCTTAGCTTTAGGTCAGCAAGGGTTAGGCGGGGCTGCTCCAGCAGACATAGAAGCTCTGAGATCACAATATGCAGGTCTTGCAGGACAAGCCGCAGGTGGCTTAATGCAACCTAGAGGAGCAAGAGAACAAGAAGTCTACGAAAGAATTAGGGCTGCTCAGTCTCCTGAAGAAGAAAGACAACGATTAGCGTTAGAAAACCGTTTGGCTGCTCAAGGGCGTTTAGGCGTTGCTTCAGCACAATTCGGTAGCACCCCTGAACAGCTTGCACTGGCTAAGGCTCAGTCAGAAGCTCAGAATCAAGCAGCTTTGATGGCTATGCAACAAGCAGGTACTGAAGAGCAACAGGCCCTACAGAGAGCCTTAAGCTTGTCAGGGCAGGCTGGACAGCTTGCGGGTACTTCTTCACAGTTACAATCAGCAGCACAGGACAGAGCCTCACAGTTGTCTCAGTTAGGCTTATCAGCAGAGCAGATTGAGTCTCGTCTTGAGAGCGAAGGTTTAGGTAGGGCAGCACAAGCCGCTGGTTTGTCCAGTCAGCTACGTCAAGCTTCTTCCGGTTTAGAATCAGAAGCTCTTCAGAGAGGTCTGGGCTTGAGTCAGTTAGGATTGGCTGGTAGTCAAGCTGGGGCAGGTTTAGAGGCACAGAGACTACAGCAGTTGTTGGGCTTACAACAGGCAGACATAGGGGCTGCTGGGGCACAACAGGCTTTACAACAGGGTCAGTTAGGTCTTGCTGGAGGTATGTTTGACTTATCCAGAACAGCCGCTGGCTTACCTTCACAGCTACAGGCAGGGGACATTGCTAACTTACAGGCTCTGATGCAGACTGGTTATGCACCTGAAGCACAACTGTTGAATCAGCTACAGGTATGTACTAACATAGCGTCCATTGCTGATACAGCACGTAGACAAGCCGCTATGGAGAAAGCAGAGTCGGCTGCTTCTGGACTTGAGGCTAACTTAGAGGCTCAGAAGCTAAGGGCTGGTTTGTTAGGACAAGCCTTAGGTTCTGCCGGTCAAGTTATTGGTGGTGGTGTAGGCGGCGGTGGTTTGTTTAGTTCTTTGGTAGGAGCTGCAAACGAAGGCGGTGCTTTAGATGATTTACCTGACGTTATTAAAAAATTACTGGGGATAGGTTAAAATGGCTAAATTTTCACAAGGATTTTTAAGAGGGATTTCTGATTTTGGTCGGATGGACCCCAATGAACCCAGAAGACGCTTAGCTGAAGCAGCTCCTCAGTACCAGCAAATGGGAACTACAGACCCATTAGCTCGTAGAGTAGGTAGTTTGTTTAGTAACTTAGGGGTAGACACAAGTTACATGCAAACAGCCCCTGAACGTATAGCTGCTGAGTCTAAAGATTTAGATATGTCTAAACCAGTAGATTCTGCAAAAGCAATGCTAATCAGGGCGCAGTACATACAAGACCCTCAAATACAATCTGCAATGATTATGAGGGCTCAAGAAATTATGCGAGCTGACCAACAAAGAGTTTTAGCGGCAGAAGAACAAGCTGCTAACGCTGCGCTACAGCTAGAAGTTAGACAAAGCCTTATACAAAGAGCTGAAGAGTTAGGTCTTACTGGTGTAGCTAAAACACTGTCCGCTGGTGGTGACATAGAAGAGCCTCAAAAAACTATTGTAGAGTTTGAAAAAGAAAAACAAAAATCAAAGTCAGCAGATCAGGGTTTAGAGGGCTATAGAAATATTGTAGCTGAGCAATATGATATTCCAAAAGAAGATCTTTTAGGGCTTAGCGAAGAACAGATAAATAAAGTAACTGAAGGTAAATATGCTACTCCTCAAGCTTATTTAAGTAAAGATGGTAAAGTAAGAATGTTAAAAACTTTAGATAAGTCGGGTAAAGTTTGGGCGGCTGACCTCAATAAATATGTAAATCCCAGCGAACTAGAACTTGCTCCTGCTGCCCAAGTGTCTAAAGTGATCCAATCAATAGACAGCAGCATGAATAAAAAAGTTTTTGGAGAAGAGTTTTCTAAATTATGGGCATCAGACTACAAAACAGCTCTTTCTGAAGCGGAAGATGCTTCTTTAAATTTTCAAAAAAACTTGGAAACTGATGAGCTTGTAGATAGAATGTTTACTGGAGCTTTAGCAGACGTTAAACTCTCAATTGGTAGACTTGCTGAAGATCTTGGAATTGGAGGTGAAAACCTTACAGAAAAAGTTTCAAACACTCAAGATTATTTTGCTAGAAGAGGTCAGGCTGTTCTGGACAACATTAAAGCTCTTGGTTCGGGAAGTTCAGTGTCAAATACCGACAGAGAAT